TTTAACAACTGATGGAGAGTCTCCGGACTATGCATCAGCAGTTGAAGTAGTTGGAAAAGGCTTAGGCTTACCATTTGCAAAGAAAGGTGTGGACACTTTTGCCGTGGACAAACAACCAGCAGAAAGTGGACAGGTGAAACCAGTCGATCAAAGTCGAATGAAAACAGACCCTGAATACAGAAGTGCTTATGTGCGTTTACGAGAAAGGAACAGAACCACTGACAGGAGAGATATTTCCGACAAGATGGTTACTGATCAAATGAAAACAATGGTGAGAGCATCTACAGAAGCAAAAATGCTTAGATGATTTCATTAAATTAACAATATAATCTAAGGAGATATATTATGGCTACAGGAACAGCTAATATTACTGCTTTATATGAAGACATTGTTGCGGATTTGATACCTTTAGTAATTAGAGGCCTTAATAGGTAACTATTATTGCAAACCTGGTGAATTCAGGGGAAGCCTAAACAAGTAGTGTTGTAGGTAATCCTGAGCCAAGCCCAATATATTGGGAAGGTGCAACGACTATCCCGCGAGGGAGTAGGAACAAGTGTTCCGAAGCGCCAGGAGTCCTAGTAATAGGATTATGATATAGTCTACTCTATATGGAAACATATAGCAGGCTTAACAGCCGGTATATAGTGTAACGAACTATATGCGAATATTTAGGACTACGATAATTTCGTTTTACTACCAAATCCAAGCATCATATTGAACTCATATAACATTCAAGGCGGTGTGGGAAATACCATGAAAATCCCAGTCACAAATTCATGGACAGCGGCAACAAATGCCGTATCAGAAAATACTGCAATTCTGGGTGTGAATGATCAAGACTTCATTCCAACATCAGTTTCACTAACAGTGAACAAAAGAGGTGCAGGAACTCAGGTTTCAGAAGAATCATTGGAAGATGGTGGATTTGAAACTGTAAGAAACGCAGTCGTAACAAGACTATCCAGAAGTATTGCTCAGGCAACTGACCAATCAGGAATGAACTTGTTTGCTTCAGGTTCTGAAGCGGCTTTAACTGACTATGCTAACGTCGATTTAACTAACGATAGTGGTTTAGCAGTAGGCGATTTAACAACTTGTGACGTTTCAATGGTTATTTCACCAGAATTTGGTGCTTATGCAAGTAAAAGAGAACCAACAGTTAAAATGTTCAACGACATCGACGCTGACAATTATGATATGATTGCAACTGTAAGAAACGGTTTTGCAAGAGTTCAGCCAACTTTCGGTAGAGCAGTTATTGCCTCCGATGCTATTGCTGAATCAAACTTAACTTTAAGAGCAAGTTTAGACATGTTCTCAACAAGTGTTGCAAACCTAAGAGCCTTAAATGCACCAGTAAGTGGCGCAGGGTTCTACAACGCAATTGTTACACCAGCACACGAATTACATCTTGCAAAAGAATTAAACGGTGTTGGCGGAATCAGCTCAGGATCAATTGGATCAGTTGCACAGGATATGGCAAATGAAGCCCTTTTACAAGGACTAATTGGTCAAGCAATCGGTTGTCAATTTGTTAGAAGTAATAACCTACCTAGTGGCTTAGCCTCAGCGTAAGGATAAAGTATAGGATAATAATATGGCTTTTGTAATATCAGGTGGTGCAGTAGTAACGTATGCCGAGGCATTGGATGTCAAGGACAAAGATCAACGTGTGTTTGAAGCAAACGAAATTGATTTCACAAACGTGCCTGATGCTCCTGGTAGTTTAGACAACTACATTGAAGACCTTTGCATCAAAGCAACAAACCGAGTAAATGAAAAGATTCGAATGAGTGCTAGATGGAGAGAGTATTTGGGATATGCTGGTGCTGGATATGACAGCATTGACAATATCCCTGCTTTTGAAGGTATAAAAATAAAGGCTAAACAATCTACTTTTACTGACATGACTGCATACTATGTGCTAAAGGAATATCTGCTACCCAAGATCGCAGATTTTGGTAATCCAGAAAGTTCCGAAGTGCAAAAGATACAGTATTATGAGAACAAGTTTAATGATCTGTTTACAGAACTAACAAACGTGTTTGATTATTATGACAGTGATGGCGACGGAACTGTTGAAGATGGCGAGAAAATGGTCAGATTCAGCAAAACCCGTAGAACCAGAGGTAGAAAAGCAATTACCAGGATCAGATAATGGCGTTTAGAGATACATTAAAGGCAAATTTAGACGTAGCACTAGCATCTACTAACGTAAGTGTTAGTGCTGAACTACCCTTTAGTAGTGCAGGTGAGCCTCTTTATACTAAAAACATGAAACATGTATATTTAGATGAAGATAACATCAGCAAAACGCAATTAATCAGCACACTTGACAAAAGTGATGTGATGCAAACTGATACAACTGTGACAGCATATTTGGCAGTTGATGCCAAAAATGATTTAAGTGACATTGACACAATCGTTGCCAGTATCCTTAACAGCAGAGATGCTGTAACAGGACAAACTGTAAACGAATGCGAAATGGAAACTGATATACAAGAAGATATAATAACCTATACCTTTAATTACAATTTTATTACGGTATAACAAAGGAGAAACCAATGGCGATAATTAACGTAAGTGCAGGTTCAGAAGCAGTATTATTCCTAGGGGATAGTGCGGCTAATGCCAATATTGCCGGAAGTGATGGACTTCAACTGCCTAAAATGCAGGACATAACCTTAAACAATTCCACAGGTGTTTTTAGATTTAAAACTCTAGATAACACAGCCGAAAGTGCAGTGACAACACCAGCAACAAACCAGATTACTCTGAATGTTGTTGTAGATGATGCCGCTTTCTTTGGCACAGGTGCAAGTGTAGATACAGTTGTATCAACAGGATTGTTTGGTTGTAGTAAAAACAAAACCAGAGTTTACTTTAATGCTGGGTTCCAAGGAACTGACAGTGGAAGTAAATACCTATCTGGTAGTGGTTTTATTAGCGGTCTTGCTCCAACAGTAAACATGGATAGCCCAGTTTGGGTTACACCAGTTACTATTGAGGTAGATGGAGACTTTGCTAACGCCAGTATAGCATAACCCTGCTAACAATAGCACATAGTATGAGGGCATTTATTTGCCCTCACACTTATTGAGGAACAAACATGTTAAAAGCAACAACAGTAGAAAGATATAAAGAATGGTGTAAAAGTGCAAAGAAAAATGATAAATTTCATTGGCAAGGCAGTGGCTACACTAAAGCAGAATTTGATGCTCTACACTTTGGTGGAAATGCACAAAAACCTGCAGAACAAATAAATACAGATGTAGAGGAAAAAGATTATGAAGATTTGGAACGATCACACGATTCAGGAGATACTGATATCGATTGAAGCCGAAATGGCTAAAGCACAGAATGAAATAAGATGTGCATACAGAGATGTAGATAAAGCATCAAACAGGATAGCATTTGTAAATAGTGCTGTTCAACATTTAAAAAAACAAGATAATACAGATTTACAGGAGTAAGATATGAAATTAAGTGAATTATCACAAAAACCCAAACTAATAAAAATCCTTATCGACAAGGACAGCATCGTGGAAAAATACGGTGAAGAATTAGAATTCCACATTTACGACAGACAACCACTTGACGTGTTTACCAAATTGGCAAATGCAAAAGAGGATACTGCAGGTGTGACTGAACTTATACAGGAAATGATATTAGATGAAGATGGACAACCAGTAGTTAAAGATGGTAATGTTTTACCATTAGATGTCATAATGGAGGCAGTAACACTGATAACATCAGAGTTGGGGAAGTAACAACACATCGGATAGTAGAGGGATCAGCAGATACCAATAGTATACTGATGTTAGATGCAATAGCAAAACGATATAGTGTTTTGCCCAGCCACTTGATACAACATGGTGATACATTTGATTTAATGGTTATGGATGTAGCCACAAGTTATGAAAGACATATGAATAACAAACATAGCGGAACAGCACATCAGGATTATGACCAGGAAAGTTTAATTAAAGCAATGGAAAGTGTAAGAGGAAAATGAAAATAACAATTAACAAGACGCAATTCGACAGGCTAGTAGAAAATCTAGATGAAATGCCTATTGCTGTTATGAAAACACTTTATCCTTATTACAGAAATAAAACACCTATCAGAAGCGGAAACGCCCGTAACAGAACAAAATTAAACAGGAATACAATTAACAGTAAGTATGGATATGCTGGTAGATTAGATGAGGGGTATAGTAAACAAGCACCACGTGGATTTACAGAACCCAGCATAGATCAATTGGATAAACTGATTAGTAATTATATCAAGAGAGTAACATAATGGCTAAGAAAATAGAAGTAGCATTAACCCTAGACAGCAGAAATTTTGACAGACAAATTACTCAAAGTGAAGCAAAAGTCGATAAGTTTAGTAAAAACAGTAGTGCAGGAATAGGCAAAGTAGGAGCCGCCTTTGCGGCATTAGGTGGAGCCACCTTAATTAAAAGTATTGTTCAGATAGGACAAACATTCCAGGATCTACAAACAAGTTTGAATTTTGTAACAGGTGGTGCTCAACAAGGTGCAGATGCATTTGATAACTTAACAAAATTAGCAACTCAAACACAATTTGGTGTAGAAGAACTAGTTCAAACATTTATTAGATTAAAAGGTGCAGGTATTGAACCAACCAACGATTTGCTACTTACATTTGCCGACACTGCCAGTTTAGCACAAGACCAATTAGGTGTATTAAATTCTCTCACAGAGTTATTTGCTAGGGCGGCCACAAAAGGCAAAATTGAATTAGAAGACTTTAATAAAATTGCAGAAAGAGGTGTTGATGTATTTAGACCTTTAACAAAAGAATTTAATCTAACTATAGATGAAATTAAAAAACTTGCTGAAACACCGGAAGGACAAGAACAATTATTCAGAGGTATAGAAAAAGCATTAGATGATACATATGGTGGTGCACTACAAGAAAAATTAAATAATTCAAGTGCGGCATTTAGTAACTTAGAAATTGCCGCACGTAGATTAGCCAATACTACATTTAAAGAATTAGGATTAAACAGCACCAAAGCCATAAAAGATCTAACAGATGCTATTAATAGATTAGCAGACAATGGTGAAACATTGAGAAAAGTGTTTGTAGGTTTAGCCACAGTAATAGCATTCTTCCTTAATCCATTTGCCAAGATAGGTGCAGTGGTTGGTGTTGTTAGCAGAGGGTTTGCCGCGATATTAGGTAAAGCAGGACCACTTGTTAAAGTTTTTAAACAATTAACAACAAATGCAAGTAACTTTATAAATGTATTCAAAAGCAGAGCCGCCGCATTTTTTGGGTTTGGAACACAAACAGCAAAAAACAGTAAAACACTAGGCACTTTAAATAAAACTATAGATGAAGGCACAAACAGGGCATTAGCATATGGTAGTGCTGTGGGTGCCGCCGTTTTAGCAACTAAAATGCTCAATGATGAAAGTGCCGCATTTGTAGGACCTCCATTACCACCAGGTTTTGTTAGACCTACACCACCAATTCCGCCTGAAACACCAACTGTTGTAAAAGATACTAGAACTGCATTACAAAAATATAAGGATATGTTGGATGATGTTATACCTAGTGCATCATCATTTGAAGAACAATTAGTAGTGTTGAATGATACACTGGGAGATCCTAAAACAGTAGGCCAAATATCTGATTATGAATCAGCACTTAATACTTTAAAACAAGCATTCAATGTTAATGAAGAATTTGACGAATTTAAAGAAAGTTTTGAAGATGTTGACACCATAGAAGAATATAATACTAAATTAACAGCACTTACAGGGCTATTAAATGCAGGTAAGATATCAGCAAAAGAGTTTGCAGATGCAAAAGAAGATCTAGATGAAAGATTGGGTGACAATCAATCACTACTGGATTTTATTGCTACACTTAATACTGCAACAGATACACTAGCAGATGATTTAGCAGTTTCCCTAATGGAAGGTAAAAATGTATTAGATGACTTTAAAAACTTCTTTAAGACACTGGTGCAACAACTTATAGCAGATGCAATTAAAATGTTATTCATTATACCAATATTACAGGCAGTGGGTTTCAGTGTAGGTCCAACAGGTGCTATTGCAGGTTTAAGTGGATCAGGATTATTAGGTAATTTAGGATTTAAACAAACAGGTATAGGTGGTGGTAACTTGATGCCTAACAGACCAGTGCTGGTTGGAGAATCAGGACCGGAAGTATTTTATCCAGCAAGTAGTGGTAGATTATCGCCTAATAATATGGGAACGCAAGTAACATACAACATTAATGCCGTGGATGCACCCAGTTTCCAAGCATTAGTGGCATCAGATCCAGAATTTATTTATAGTGTCACCAGAGCAGGTGCCAGAAGATTACCAGGAGCGACATAATGGCAGGATTACAGTCAGTTATAGACAAAACAGGATTTATAACATTTAATCAGAGAAAAAGTGCTGGTAGCACTATATCCAGAAGTGGACATTTAAAGACCAGTGTGCAACAGGGAGCATTATACAGATTCACTGTGGGTGCACCACAAGGTTTAAGATATTCTGAAAACCGTGCATTATTAAGTGAATTAGATGGTATTGATGTCACAGTGGCCAGTAATGTTAGTTTAAGTAATTTTAACAACAATTTGCAATATGTCACAGAAATTACTGGTGGTATAGACAGCCCTGGAATAGGTGGCGGCATAACACTAAATGGATATAGTGGTAATGTTTTATATGCAAATTTAACACAGGCCACAAGCAATGATGGACAAACATTTTTTAAGAAAGGTGATTTTATACAACCATTAGGTAATACTAGCACATACAAATACCCTTATCAGATAACATCAGATGTAACTGATTACGCAGGACCAAATGTGAGTATATATGTTAACAGACCCATAATTGCACAAGAAGGTGTTGCTCTTAATACTGGCGGTTTTAGATTGGGATATAATGTGTTCTTTAATTTAACTGCTGTTGTAAACCCAACATATAGTGTGGTGCCGCATGATCTTATAGAATTTAGTGGAGATTTTGAGCTCATGGAGACAATTACATAATGGCTACAGATATCACAAGTGTTCAGGCAGACAATATCAGTCATGCATTATTTATAGATGTGCAAGTGGGCGGAAATGTGTATTACATGAGTAGTGCATATAAACCCATAACTATAGGCAGTAACACATACAATGAATTGGGGACATTTTTAGATATATCAGACTTTCAGGATGATATAAGACAAACAAATGGTGATGTAACACTGAGTTTAAGTGGTATACCCAGTAATGAAGATTATTTGGCACAAATATTAGCAGAGCCCATAAAAGGTGGTAATGTCACTATAAAACGTGGATTTTTTAATATTGCTAATGCAGAAATACAAACAGATCAGGTTTTTACCAGATATAAAGGCATAATTACAAATTTCAGTGTGCAGGATGATGCAAACAGACTGGAAAATACAGAAACAATGACTATCAGCATACAAACCAGCAGTATCAATAGTGTTTTAAGTAATCAGATCACAGGACAACGCACAAATCCAGAAGAACGCAAAAGGTTAGTTGCTGGAGACAAAATTTTTGATAATATACCTAATCTGTATAACACCACATTCGATTTTGGTAAAGAATATAGTGCAGGAGGCGGCTGCGGCGGAGGCGGTGGCGGCGGAGGCGGTGGCGGCGGAGGCGGTAACCGTCGTAGACAAAAAATAGCAGAGAGATAATGGATTACACAATAAGAACACCTAATTTTGCTGATTATGACAGAGTAATGGAGTTACTTATTGAGATGGCTAACTTTAATGAGCTGTCAGAATTGCATACACCCAGTTGGAATGCTAAAAATGAGAGAGCAATAGCAAATTTAATTACAGAATGTGCTAAAACAGGTGTTTTTTTAGTGGGAGAAATAGACGGAGAAATAGAAGCCGTTATTATAGGAGCATTATTTCCTAATATTTGGCTACAAGATGTAGTTTGGTTAAAAGAAATTGCTTTCTGGGTGTCAGAAAACGCCAGACACGGTAAATTAGGGTTAGATATGGTTATGGAATACAGAGACAGAGCACAACAAATGGTGGAAGCAGGAATAATAAAGAATTTTGTAATTACCAGCCTGGAAAAATTGCCTGTAGAGTATGAAAAGTTTGGATTTCATAAAATTGAAACAAATTATGCATGGAGTAAGTAAAAAATGGCATCAGCAGTAGTATCAGTCTTTAGTTTTATAAGAAATGCATTATTAATAGGTGCACAAATGGGCACCACACTGGCAGGAACATACGCCGCAACAGTTATTGCTGGTGTTGTAACAGCCGGTATAGCAGTAGGAACTGCCAGAGCATTTGGAGCCATGTTAGCACCAGATATTCCTGGTATGGGACCTAATCCAGGCACCAGAATACAGTTAGCACCAGACACAGGTAACAAAATACAGGTGTGTTATGGTAATGTGCTGACATCAGGACCTATATGTGATGCAAATATCAGTAATGAAAACAAAACCATGCATTATTTTACTGTTTTATCAGAAAAAACAGATAGTGGCACATTTACCATAGGCAGTCAGGGTATAAGATTTGGTGATAAAAAATTAAACTTTGGCACAGGTGCTACAGCACACCAAATTACAGGTGTTTATGATGCAAATGGCACCAGTGTAACAAATTGGGCTGGTAAAATACGCATCAGAGTATATGCTGGAGGCACAGCCGCAGGTAATCAGATATTTCCAGTGCCAGGAGGTTCAGTAACTGCTGTGGCGGCAACAACCATGATGCCACATTGGGATACCACAACAAATTACAAAGCAACAGACTTAGTATTTGCTATGACAGAAATAGATTATGATGCTGAAGAAGGACTGGTAAACATGGATGCTATGACATTTGATTTACGCAACAGTTTGAGAGATCCTGGTGCTGTTATACTTGATTACATGCAAAACAGCAGATATGGTGCAAATATAAATTCAGATATAATAGATACAGACAGTTTTACTGGCAGTGGCAACACAACCATAAAAGGGTATAGTGCAGAAACTATAACATATACTCCCAGTGGAGGAGGTAGTGCAACACAACCCAGATATGAAATACACGGCACATTGGGCACAGTAGATGATGTGCAAAGTAATTTAGACAAGTTGTTAAGCAGTTGTGGTGCTTATTTGTTGTTTGATGGTAAACAGGGAAAATATAAAGGATTACCCAATCAGATTTATCAGGATCAAGCAAATTGTTTTGTTGCAAACGATGATAACATAATAAGCAAAGTAAATGTGCAAAACACAGACCTATATCAGCAGTATAATGCTGTGGAAATAGAATACTTTGACAAAGAAAGAAGAGATCAGAGAAATAGTGTGTTAGTGGAAACACCCAGCAATGAAAGAAATACTGGAGAACCAGACAACAAATTAAGTTACAGTTTAGACATGGTTAACAATAAACCGCAGGTAGAAATACTTGCAAACATAGACTTAAAACAAACCAGACTGGATAAAGTAGTTACATTTACTGGAGATCACAGTTTCTTACAAATAGACACTGGTGATGTAATAAAGTTTAACAACACAACATATGGTTTTACTGATAAACTGTTTAGAGTAATGCGATTAAAAGAGAAAGAAAACTTAGACAGCACCCTGAGTGTGGAAATTATTGCATTAGAATACAGTGATGATGTTTATACACAACCCAGTTTAACAACTGATGCACCTTTTGCCAATATCAGCATACCCACATTGCCGGTTGTGGGACCTATACATATACCAGGTGTTATGAATGGCAGTTATGCAGGTATAACATTAGATTCAGATATATTTGGTAATGTTTTAGTAAATCAACATATGAAAACATTTGGTGCTGGTGCTCAATTAACAGATCAGCCTAACAATCATGTTTTAGCAAATACAGTAACAACATACAGAGATATTACAACAGAGGAAAGTTATGATATATCTGACAGTGATATTGGTGATCATGAATTCAGTAGTAGTGCTAATTTGGGAGGCACACTCACAGGCACATATGATATAGGATTTAGACAAAAAGTCACATTGGGTTTTGCAAATTCAACTGCTACTAGCACACAAATTATTACAGGTGGTGGTATTGAGATAGATAACATGCCCAGCACAACACCTCCACCACCATTAAATGCTACATTTAAAGTAAGCACAGATCCCACAGCATATGGATTTGCAAGTGACATGAAACCCACAACAGCAAACATTGTGTTACAGGGTTATAGTGATATAGGCGGCACAGGAGAGTTTGGTGGATTAAACTATGAATTCTTAAGAGTTACTAAAGGTGAGAAA